ATTTTGTTAGTTGTGTGTTAGTTGTGTGTTAGTTGTAGAGCCGAAAATAACCTGTTTTAGACCGCCTTAAAATTAACACAGTCCTTGAAAACATTGAGTTTCAAGGACTGTAATGTTATGGTGCGGATAACACTAATTCCTTGAAAAATAAGGCTTTCGGACTTGTTTTGTTAGTTGTGTGTAAGTTGTTGAAAACTTTTCAAACCGCGCCAAACTATCTCGACTCAGTTCGATATTATATTCACAAAGATCGTACAAGTCAATATTTTATATTTTATTTTCTCTTGCAATTATAAAGAATCGTGCTATAATGCAATAAAGAGTCTCCGGCTCTATATCCTATTTCACGCGGCAGTCTCGCTCCGGCGGGGCTGCTGTTTTATATTTTGCCGACGTCGGCAAAATGTTATGTGTCCACTTTTTTGGCTTGACTATATAGTTATATGTTGCTAAAATCAAAAAGAAAAAACTTTCAAATTTTTTAAAAAAAGTTTGAAAAAAGTGTTGACATACTCGGCATAGTATGATATAATATAGGCAATGAATGAGGCAAGAACCTCAAAAAAAGAAAGGAAGAAAAAACAATGGCAATCAAAGAAATCAAACTTATTCAGGATGCTTACATCTGCGGCTATGAAGGTGCTTTCTGCCACGAAGTCTCCGAAGACGGCAAATGCCTCGCAACCGGAGTTTGGGACAACTGGTACGAAGCAACAGCAGAAGATGAGTCGGGCAATCAGTATCAGGTGTATTGGAAAATCAACGATGATTTCGATGTGCACGATGGCTACAGCCCCGGATCCGACGCTTGCGACTGGGAGAATCCTTGGATGGTGCTTGAGATTGGCACAGAAAACGACAAGAACGTTGTCAATCAGGTCAAAATAAAGTTTTAATCCAAGTGGAAGTGGAGATAGAAAAGTATGGAAGAAGCACCAAAGCGCAAGACGCACACTTCGACGGCGGTCAAGCGCCGTTATAACGACAAGACATACACTATGGTGCGCGCCAGCTTGCCGAAAGACTTAGTCGCACGATTCAAGGCAAAATGCGAAGCCGACGGCATACCACAGGCGCAGATCATCAAAAAAGCAATTGTCGACTTTTTAGGCGACGAATAATAACGGAAACAGATAAAAGAGCAGCCTCGCGGAAGAGACTGCTTTTTTAAATATTTTTCAAAAACTTTTGAAAAAAGTGTTGACATACTCGGCATAGTATGCTATAATATAGACAATGAAAGAGCAGAAAGCTCTGAAAGAAAGGATAAAAGAAAATGAAAATCATCAACACCAACACCAACGAAACCGTCTACGAGATCATCACCAACCGCAGCTTTACACTTGACGAAGCCATCGCTTTCGCGGGCGAGTACAGCAACGACGCAGCCATCAACGGCGAGCCGGAAGTCACAATCGACGACAAACAGTACTACTACGACGAGCTCGCGCTTGTCGACTAATCCAAAAACAAAAATGACCGGGCAAGGGATTTCTCCCCTGCCCGGTCGTTTTTTAATCCTAAGTTAGTCGCAAGTTGTAAGCAAGTTGGTTTCAAAACGCACGGAAAACGCACGGAAAACGCACGGAAGTTACCCGCAAGAAATCATGCCAAGAAGCTTGAGCACCGCCACGATGATGCCCGCGCCGTAAAGTCCGAGCATATTAAGCAGATTAAAAAGGATAGCTGTTATCATCACTCTGCCTCCTCGTCCGTGCCCGGATCCTCAATCGCCGAGCCCTGCTCGTGCAGGAACTTATCGGCAGTCTGTGCCGCCTCAGTAAAGCTGTTATTTTTCCAGTATGCCGAAATTCCGACAAGCACCGAGAACACGACGCTGACGATGGTGTACAGCTCATTGTAGTCCGCAGGAATCGGAGCTTTTCCGGCAGCGGAAAGCGCCATGTTGACGAGCGAGATAATCAGCAGGATGCCGCGCACCCACGTGCCGACCTTGACGTTGCTGATGTTTGCGAGTATGTCTTTGATTTTTGCCATTTTGATAGCCTCCTGAAATTAAAATATGTTATCTATGCCCTGAGCAGCGAGAAAATCCCGCTGTTCGTGCTTGATTTTCGCGGCGTAGTTAAGTGCCGCGTGCATATCGCCGTTGCAGTGTGCGTCCGGTATGCGCTGGACGGCGCGGGCGGTCGCTTCCCCGAGCGCGAGAGCCGCGTTTGAGGTCGCAAGCAGATTTTTTTCAAACGCTTTTCGCGAGTTTTCCTGTTTTACGCGCTCCGCTTCGAGCTTTGCGTCCTCTGCGGCGCGGGCTTTTTCGCGTTTGGCTTCTTCTGCCGCTCGGGCAGTTTCGCGTTTTACGATACTGCGCTGCAAGAGCCACACAAAAAAGCCGACAATGGCGACGGTCAACGCCGACGGTATGCCGCATATTGCGGCGATTTCTCCTACGGTCATCCGACTACCTCCAGATATTTGACGGCAACCCAGCTCGCGATATCAGTCAAAAGAGCCTCCCGGACTCCGCCGTTTGTCTGTATTTTGCCGACGGTGTGAGTCCTTGTCAGCTGCGCACCCGGAACGATGGAGCCGCGTGCCGCCGTGAGTCCGCCGTAGGTCGCGCCCGACTTGATTTTCACCTTGCTACCGACCGTGACGGTCTTTGCAGTTGACTGCAAAACGGTCAAATCGCTTATGTACACCCAGCTGTTAATTTCTTTCAGCAGTGCCTTGTTTCCGCTGATTGATTTAACTGTGTGCTTTTTAAGCTTGACCCACATCGGTATCTTCTGCCCGGTGGCGTACTTGCTGCCCTTTATCTTGACGATATCGCCCGCTCTGACGGTTGCCGACGCAGGCTCGTCCTCACTCGGCTTGACTGCCGGAGCGGACTTTTTCTTTATGCCGTAAAAATCGGCGATAGCCTTGACGATAGCCTCTGCGCACTGCTTCTGTCCTGCGGCGGTCTCGACGTGCTTGCGGTCGCTCGCTGTATCAATAAACACGGTCTCTATCAGCAGAGATTCGCACTTGCACGAGCGGACAAATCCAAAATAGTCCGTGCCGTTTGCAGGATTAATTTTGACCTTGGCGCCTCTGTCGCGGATGCCGAAAGTATTAGCTATGCTCTTGCTGATTGCCGCCGCGAGCTTTTTACCCTTTGCGCTCTTGTGCTTGTAATAGACCTCCGAGCCTGTGCCGCCTGCGGCGTTGAGGTGGATTTCAATCGCCAAATCATAGCCGTGTTTGTTGACGTGGGCTATTCGCTCGGTGAGATAAAGCGTCGCGTCATAGTTTATGACATCGGCTGTGCAGGCATAGCCTTTAAAAATCTCGCCTATGTACCTGCCTATTTCGCGTCCTATCTTAAATTCCTGATAGTTTCCGCCGAGTGCGCCGCTGTCATAGCCGCCCTTTGCTGATTTTCCGTGACCGATTGATACGCAGATATTCATTTACTCTGCCTCCTCAAAATAGATTCCGACTAACTGAGATGGTACATAGTACAAGATAGTACCTTGACCGTCGGTGTCGTCGCGTATGCACTTGTATGTTTTTCCGGCGTCAGCATAATATAGGTCTTTGTAGTACCTCATACCAGCCACCGCCGTGATAGGATTGTTGATTGTGCCGTCCTCGCCGACCGTGATGCGTTCCCAGTGCGCCGCCACATCCTCCGGCAACCATGTCGGATTTGCCGTTATAGCGTTGTAGCAGCGATAGAGCCCGCTCGGTCTGCGGACTATACTGCCGACGGCATAATCGACATACCCGCTCCACAGCGGATAAAGCTCGGCATACTCCAAAGCTTCTGCGTCCGTCGTGACCTTTGTCAAAACGCCGTCTATCTTGTCGCGATAAGCCTTTGCTTCTGCTCGCGTCATGCGTCCGCACCTCCTGTGATAATTTCAAGCGCCTCGGTGTCGGATATCTCCGCCGTTTCTTCCGTTTCCGTGTAAGTATATCCTGCACTTGCAAGGTCAATCGCCTCGTCGTAAATCTCAGTTGTGCCGTCTTTTTGGATTCTTTTTCCGCTGTCGCTATAGGTGCGGATAAGTCCATCGGCGCGCGTCTCTGTTTTTATCATGTGCCCGCCTCCAACGCCGAAATCGGCTTAATTTGATTTGCAAGAGCAACCCAGTTTGTCGCCGCCTTATAACTGTCGACAAGGTTATCCGGCACATAAATATACCCCGTGCCAGATGCTATCTTGCTTCCGCGCAACGCAACCGAAATGTCGGATATCACACAAACGGACGGAGTGCGGATGACGAGCGTCTCAAGGGATTGGCAGTCAGTAAACGCCGTGCGGTTTATATTTGTTATCGCCGCAAAATCAGCTGTCTGAACTGTCGAGAGGCGAAAAGAGTCAATCGGTAAACTTGTAACAAGCGGTAGATTTGCAGATGTCAGATGCTTTGCGGTATAAAAACAATTGTCGCCTATCGTTGTCACCAATGGGAAATAGGCTTGTTGTATTGCAGAATTTGTAAAAACACCTCTGTCAAGCGCGGTGACCTTGGGAAGATTTATTGTTGACAGCTGAACGCACGACTCAAAAGCATTGCGTTTAATTTCAGTGACATTCGGCAAATCAATCGCTGTAAGAGCTTGACATCCTAAAAATGCGCACGCTCCGACCGTCGTTATACGGTCGTTTGAATATGCGCCCGATATCGTGCGCTGGATTATAGCGTCATCTTGACTATCTGCGCTACCGCCCGTCGGTATTGCCGATATCGCGGTTGGCATTTCTGCAATCTTATATGTGTCGGTGCTACCGATCTTAGCCCTGATTGCGTCTGCAATCGCTTGCACGGACGCTTCTTCATAGAGTTTTTTTGCCATTAATATTCCACCTCCGTGCCGTCTGCGATTCCAACCTCTTTCGCCGCCGAGCCGTCATAGACAACGGTCTCGTCGCCGATTTTTATCGTCAGCGCATACGGATTTTTAAGTGCGGTCGGAATATCTGTCTCTTTGGCATACGCGGTCAAGTCCTGATGCTCCGTCAGATAACCTTTGTCATTTTCAAATGCCGACACCTTTGTCGGCACTGTGGGTATGGTCGGCTTGTCGGTCAAGTCGTTGTAACTGCCGCTAAAATCAGACTTGCCGTCCCACTCGGCTGTTTTCTCGGCGGTTATGCCGTCAAGGACTGCCTTGTTGTCGTGGGTGTGAGAGTTAGAAACGAGATTGTCGAGTGCCGTCTTAACATTTTCGGCATTCGGCAACTGTGTGTTGGTATAACTGACGTCTTCAGCGGTTGACGCGCCGCCACCGCCTAAAGCCTGACCGCCATAGGTCGGCTTGCCGTCTTTTGACTCGGCAAACTTATCAAGCACGAATTTGTTGTCGTGCGAATGCCGTGCGGCAGTGTTAAGCGCGATTTCGGCGGCGAGGCTGTGACTCAACCGCTCTGTGCCGTCCGGGATCGACACCTTTGCAGAGCCTGTTATCATAGGCGCATAGCCAACTCTCTCGCCGTCCGCAAAAGCGACAAGCTGCGCTGCCATGTTGCCCGGCTCTGGCACAACATCGCTCGTTATTTTGACAGTCACATAGCCGTTCACAGGAGTCAACAGCTCAGTTTGCAGATGCTTGCCGACCGTTGATTCAAAATAGACTCTGTAGCTGTCCGCGCCCTCGAGCTCTTTGGGCACAGGCAAGGCAAGCAGAGTAAAATTATTTTCGGCGCGGTAGCCTACGTCGTAGCCACGCGGGCGGGCATAATCAACCGTTATCGTTCTTGTCTGCATCTTTTTCCGCCTCCCCATTCTCGCCCTCCACGGGCGTTTTTTCGAGTTCTGAGAGCATATCGGACAACAGTTCGATTTTGCCGCAGATTTTCGCAAGCTCGAGCTTGTTGACTTCGAGCTGCTGCATTATTTGAGAGTTGTGCTTCTGCAAGGCGTCGCCCTGCGCTTTGACTTCTGCGATTTTCTGTTCAATTTCGGTTTTTGTCATGATAGCCCCCTAAGCGAGTTTTTTGTAGTCGCCGCTGTCGTTAAATTCGGCATACAGTCCGGTGGTGTCTAAAAATAGTCGTCCGGTGTAACCGCCGCCGGAAGTAAGCTTTAAAGTCATGCCCTTTCCGTTTGTTCCGCTCGAGTAGATTTCAATTCGCGCCGGAACCGTGCCTTTGGTGTTGTTGACGATTTGCAGCAGTGCGCTCGCGTCACTCGTAGCACCAAGCTCCGCGCTTACATCGTTCGCGCCGTTTGGTGCATGCGCGATAAACCCGATGGCGTCGCCGCCTGCAGCAACGCTTAAAGGCTCGTTGACCTCGACTTTTTTGCGAAATCTTGCGTTATCTTTTTCTATCACGGCATAATCGGTGTTCCAATGGTTTACAAGCGTGGCGTTTTCTGCTTTCTCGCCAAATCGAAAACCGTTTGATGTAACGCCAAGCGCGGCGGCAGGCTTCGGCGCGGCGAGCGTCGCATAAAACTTCGTGCCAATCAGCGTATTGTTAATGTCAAAGTACTCATAATTTGCGCCGGTTTGCATATTTGTGGTGTAATACATCTGCAAATATCCGCTTGACAGGTCGGTCTTAAATCCGCTGTTTTCTATTGACAACTGACCGCCGTCAAGGTTTATATCGCCGCCAGTGATGTTGATATCGGAGGCTTCGATGTGTCCGGTTTCGAGGTTAAAAGAAAATCCGTTTGTGCCGCCTGTGATGATACCCGTCGTTATAGCTGTTGCGTTTATGCCCGCTCCGGTCATGGCGTTGGTGTAGGTCTTGCCGCCGTTTGTTGTGCAGCCTATACCGCCGTAGGTGCATTTAACGCCCCGCAAGCCGTCTGTCGCGAAACATTCCCATCCGTCCGGGTTTCCGTCCTTGTCGAGGTCGAGAATGCGGTAATATCCGCCGTTTGCCCCGTTTATAGCGTCTGTGGCGGCTTTTATTGCCGCTTCCATCGAGTTTTTAACCTTGCTGAGTTCAAGCTTTACGGACGCGCTGACCGAGTCGAAAGACATCTCCGTTGTGTCGAGATTGGGAGATGTGATTGTGGACTGCAAGCCGCCGGAGAGGTCTAACTCTTGCTGTGCTACATAGATGGTATATGACTTGTTGTTTTTGTCTTTGACGGTGATAATATCCCCGACCTCTACACACGGGTCTCCGCGCCATGTACAAGTTGACGGATACCATGTACGCCCGTTATACCGTGCATATATCGCGTCTATCTCGGCATGGGTAACAAGCGGATTTGCAAAAGACAGTGGAACTCCTGCGCCTTTCGTATAGACATCTTCGTCCTCGCCCGCTGTAACCGCTTCTATTTTGACCGCGCTCTCTGCGGACTTTTTAAAACCGTTTTCCCACTGGACATCTGCCGTCACGGTGTAGTCATAGGTACTGCCCGGACTAAAAAACCACGAGATATAAAGCTTTCCGACCGTGTTTACTCGTGCAGACATTCCCGCGCATCCGACGCAGTAGCCGAGCACATCTCGCTCGCTCTGCTCCGTCAGTTCTGCGGCTGTTGCAACGCCGATAACATGATTTTTCAAGGCAGTCTGTGCCGCCGTATCGACATATGTCACGCTCAAGCCGTGCATACTCGCGATATTCTCGACGATATCTTTTAGTGTCGTGGTATCTGTCACGGTGATAGACGGCGTCCACTTGCCGCCCATTTTGTCTATCTCGTCATATCCGGTGACGGCCAGGGTCTTTCCGTCGTCGTCCGTTTCCGGCTTCTCTGTCGCAAAATATCCGCAGGGCGTGTAATAATATGTTCCGTCCGCCAGAAGCACGCCGCTCTCGACAAAAGCTATCTTGTCGCGGTAGTTAAAGGTGGACGACGGATTATCAAAAGTCGCGGAATAGGAGCTTGAGCCTACGCTTCCGACTGTTGCGTCCTCGTCTCCGTTGAGAACCTGCGTCACGCTCAAGCTCTGCAAACCGTCCGTTATGACGACCTTATCCGAGACAAAAGAACGAATCCCGAGAGTCGTCACATAATGTCCGAATGTTATCCGGTTGATTATGTGACGAGTCCGCTTGGCATAAGCAGTTCTTACCGCTGCGCGTTTTGTCGCGTTGATTATCTTATACACTGCCCGTGCCCCCTTACATCTCGGTCAAATTAAAGCTGACCTCTTTATAAGTCCAAAGAGTCTCGCTGTATATCCGCTCTATATCTGCTTCGAGCGTCGAGCAGTAGAATGTCTTTGTGCCGAATGTGCCCGTTTTCGGGTTCGGCAACCAACAATCGAAACTGTCGGCAAGGATAATGTCCGCGATTTCTGCATACTGCGTGTTGTTCAATCCGCTCGGCATCGTGGCGGTGTATTTGTTCTTTCCCGTCACGATATCGCGAAACATTGTTCCCGTGTTGTTATCACGCCCGCTCTTGCTGCTGTCGATGATATTTATTCCGGGTTTTAAGCCCATCGGCGTGGGAAGTGTTTTCCATGACGATGTACCCGTTTTTTTGATTTTCATTACGGCTATACTCATACGCTCACCCCCGCGAGCGGCGTTTTGCCAGTTCTTCTGACAACGCCGTTATGGTATTCAATTACCGATTGCCCGACGACCTTTCCGTCGAGCGTGGTATAAATTGAAATTGATATCGGGCGTGAGTTATCCCCGCCGAGTTCATTCATGACCTCGCGAACCGCCTGTTTCATCGTCGACAGAGGCGAAACAACTTCGGGCTCGCGCTTGTTATCGCCGAGTATGGCGGTGTATTCGCCGTAGTTTCTCGGGACAACTGTACCTGTTGCAAGGCGAGGTATGCTGACGGTAGGCAGATTGAAGCCGAACTTCTTGCCGCCTATTCCGGGCACCCAATCGGGAATATTCCACGAGATTCTATTCGCTTTATTGACAACGGTATTTATGCAACGCTCGACGAGCGAAATTATGCCGTTGAGTTTGTCACGACCTGAGTTCTTGATTGAATCCCACATTCTCGACGCACCAGAGGTTATTTTATTCCAAAGATTTGATGCACTACTCGCTATGCGCGATACTAAATTCTGTGCGCCGTTGAACACAGCGTTTTTGAAGTCAGCGCACCTTCCTCGGATATTATTGAATTTCTCCTGCCAGTACTCTCTTGTAAAGAATTTTGCGAGGTTAGAATTCCACCAATCTTTCACATTTACGCCAAACTCTTTTATCTTATTTATAACGTTGTCTTTGAACTCGGAGATTTTCGCGAAAGCCACATCAAAAGCGCCAGATGCACTTCCATAAGCCAATCCTGTGGCGAGCATAGCCAGTCCAGCCAAAATAAGTTTTGGATTAAACCCGAGGTAACAGCCTAAGACTATTAAGACAACGCCTAAAATCATAGACCCCCATGTGATTATCTGATGCACCCACTGCGGAATTCCGGAAAAAGCTCCCGAGCCTTTGCCGAAAGCTATGCCAGTTATAATCAATCCAACTCCAAAAAGCGCAGCTGATATGTTTGCGGTGGCTATGCCAACCATTACAAGTGCTATTCCGGCTAAAATCGTCGCATATGCTGTTATTTTTTTCACATTGGTTTCCATATCGGCGATATTGCTGTCGAACGAGGGCGCAGACGACGCATCTGTGGCGCCTGAACTGCTTGAGCTGTTATCACTGAGCTGATTCAGCTCGTCGAAACTTGCAAGGCTTCGAGAAGCTTTTTCCGCCGCCTTGCCGACCTTGCTTGTCGCCGTTGCTTGCTTATTAAGCGCCTTTGCGTTTTTCTGCATCTGTGATACAGATTTGCCGAAAAGCGCGGCGGTGAACGACGCGACAAACGCCGTGACCTGTTCAAGCACAAATAACAGCTCTTTCAACGCGGGGAGTGCGACTTCGTAAATCGGCTGAAATGCGGTCAACAGATTTCCTTTGATGTTGGCGAGAGAGGTCTGAACCTGCTTGTCGGTCGAGGTCATCGTCTTTAAAAGCTCTTGCAATTTTCTCAAAGCTCTTAAAATAACCGTAAACACAAAGACACGTTTTGCAAGCCCCATAACTCTTTTTAAGAACCTGCTCAAGCCCTCTGTCGCGCCCGTCAAGCCCCTTTTAAAGTTGCTGGGTACTTTTGCGTCAAGAGCTTCATTAAGCTTTGTTTTTGCTATTTCTGCCTTGTTTTTGAGCCCTTCAAGCTTGCCCTCTGAGTCGGATATCTTTTCTTCGTAAGCTTTGAGCTGTGCGTCGCGGTCGGTCTGATGTTTTGCTTCGGCTTTGCTCTCGATTTTCTCGATTTTTTCGAGAATTTTGTCATATTCTTCCTGTAAGGAATGGAGTTTGTCTATCCACTGGCTTGACTTGCTGTCCGCACCCGCAACTCCCTGTTCCCACTGCTTGTCATATTCGGCGACTTGCTGCTTGGCTTCGGCTATTTTCGCTTTGAGCGTTTCCGCCTGTTCTATCAGAGGTATAGCCGTTTCGGGCTCGATATAGCCGTCGTCGGCTTTCAACTCGGCATATTCGGCGCGTAGTCTCTCGATGTCCGAGATTTGCTTTTCGACTTTTGCGTTAGCTTCGTCAACGCTGTTTTGGAGCTGTTTCATTCGCGCCGTAGATTGGTCAACTTCCTTGCCGCTGAACGCCTGTTTGACGCGCTGATACATACGTGACACCGATTTATTCACCATGTCCGTCGCTTTATTCACGCCGTCCGTGTCAAATTTTGTGTCAAATTTGAGAGAGCCGTCAACCATTCAATCACCCCCCGCTATCCTAAAAGTTTATTGAGCGCGTCACGTTCTGCCTGTTCCTGTGCCGAGTATTTGCGCTCAATGTCTATCATCTTTTTGTGTTCTTTATAAAATTCCTGCTCCCACTTGTCGAGCTTCTTGTGTCTGTTCTTCTTTTCACGGATAGAACGGACTGTCGAGAAAAGGCACTCGCCAATCTCTGCGAAATAGCCGAGAAATGTCCACCAATGCATATAGGGCACGGCGCGGACTTCCTGCCCGGCGGTCTTGTTTACTGCGGAAAAAATCATCTTTTCGTCCTGAGACCATGACATGACCTTTTTCTGTCGCTGTTGACCTGCTTCTTTATAGTCCTCACCGCCATCAAGAAACCACGACGCTTTTTCAATCGCCTCGTTGCAGGCTTCTCTCGGTATCGAGTCTGGCTCTTTATATAAACAGTCCAGCATAACCGCCATTTTGTCATACTCATTGAGTTCCGGGTCGTCAAACGCCTCGAAAATGACAAGCGCAACGCGATAATCGGAGCAGATAGAATATTCTTTGCCTGCCACTTCGAGCGTGGTCGGAAGATAGCCTATCATAAGCTATTTTTAAACCTCGCGGCTTCGGCTTCGTACTTTTTGATACGGGCTTCGGCTTTCTTCTGCTCGGATTTTATGTCAGTTTCTATAATCGGAAGAACTGCATTGAAAACGCGCTCGAAAAGCGGAACGCCGCCGCGAGTTGAAAGCGGTGAAGCTGTGCCGAACAGAACGCCGGACACTTCGGAGTTGAAGATATAGTCGAACTGACCGCATATGAACTTGCCGAGGTCGCGGAGACTATCAGCTGCCGTCTCATCGTCAAGGTCTGCCGAACCGTCGCTCTTTATCTTGACGTTCTCATATTTTTTCATTTCTTCGTTTATATTGTTTTTAGCGTTCCGCAGACGCTCTATAAGTCCGTAGTCGGCGGTATCTATACGGACAATTCTCTGCGGGTCGCCGTTAATTTCGTAGCTTTTAAAGCCGTCGTCAAAGTTTATACTCTGTCGCTGCTGTGCCATGTTTTACCTCCTAAAAAGGGAGAGAGGCTGCCGAAGCAGCCCCCCTTTTTTGATTACTTGGACGAATCTGCGGTAAACGTTTTTGTTGCCGCATCAAAAGTTCCCTTTGTGCGTCCGCCGTTGTAGTGGATTTCAAAGGGAATCTGAACGCCGTCTTCGCCGCCTATCGACTGCGGAATGATAATAGCGTTCTCACGATACGCCCACTCACACGAGCCGTCGGTCTTGAACAGCGCGTCAACGACAGTTGTTTCAAGAGCCGAGCCAGTCGCACGGTCGTTGATTATGGACGCAAGGTGCTCATAGAGCGGGTCGCCACTATAAGCATAATAAGGGTCAACAGAGCCCTGCGGCTCGTAACCTTTGACATTGGTCGAGTTCTCGCCGAGTATGTTCTTCTTCGTCTCCGAGTCCGGATTCATCTCAATCGCATACTCTTCAAGGTCTTTGCCCAAACGGACATAGTTTGCAGTTGTGCCATTAAACGACGAATCGATGTAGTGTGCAAGATATTTGCGCTCTATCTTTGCGTTTGCCGTATTGGCAGTAGTTCCAGGCATTAAAACTCCTCACTTTCTATGGTATATTCGGCGTAGATTTGAAGCTGATATGTGACGCCGTCGTTCACGTTCCCTGTCGGAACTGCAAAAAGCATCGCATTTGCGCAGCTCATTTTTGTTATCTCGCCCGGCAGCTCTTTGCCGTCGACAACAGATGTCACCGCGATATGTTTCTGCTTCTCGAGCCAATAGTTCAGCTCCAATAAAAAAGCACTGTGCGCCAGTCGGTCAAACTCGTTGAACGGTCTGCCGTTGGCGTACAGTACAAAGCTGTGTTTGCGTTTCTCATTGCCTAAAATATCTTTTCCGACAAGCGCATCGCCCGAAGAATAGAGTCCGAAGTCCCCGCTCTTGTTTTCGGAAAAATCGACATGCAAACCGTTACAAAAGTCGTCTATTTTAGGACACTGAGAGAGTGTTTTTTTTACGGTTTCGATTATGTTCATCTATTTGCCGCCTCCTGCGCGTCGGCAAGAATTTTGTCCGCACGGTCAGCTTTCATACGCTCAAACCAGTGCGAACCTGCGAGCGGATTTTTTGTGGTATCATACGTCAGCGGTCTCCCCGTCGGGGCTTTACTCGGCGGTGACCACCAACCCACAATCTCGCCTTTTTCTTTGACTGGGATATTGGGACCATATATCTCGCCCATGTACTGATAATGTGCATACGGACCCAACTGTCGGATTTCGCCAGTACCTATGACAGTAGGGATAGTCAATGCCTTTGTCGCCAAAAAGCCGGACTGATACGGGATATACGGTGTCATAAACTTAATGACATCAGAGTCGATAACGCACTGGATTCTATACGCCCTTTGGTTCATCTCTTTTGCAAATTGCGGATTCCAGTGAATCTTGACATTTATCGTCCCGGTATATTCCATATTGTCGGGTTGCTTTATTTTGTCGGACACGCTATCACCTCACATCAAGCTCGGTGTGGCGCATTTCCGCCGAGCCATAATCGCACATCCGGCAAGCCATGACCGTGTGAACATCATACCTGGCAAAAAGCTTTTTTACGCTCGCGCTCTGAGCTTCTTCGGTCGAGTTATCAATCGTCAGAGGCACAGAGTCTTTGATTATAAGGTCTTTCTGCGGAGTAAACTGCAAGAGCAACGGCAGAAAAACCGTCACCGTGTCGCTCTCGGTCTTGCCGTTTTTGCCCGTCGAGGCGGTTGACTTCATATCCCAAAAAACGTGCGGCAGGAATATCCGCTCGTATTTGCCCCCTATAAGGCGGTACACGGTTGCTTTTGTGTTGGTATACATCTTTACCCCCTGTAAAGTAAACCCGTGTCACCGAGCCACAGATGCAGAATACGGCTATATTCCTGCTGACTCTCGCGGTGTCTGTCGGTTGCCGATGCATAAGATACGGAGTAGCTGCCAACGCTCTCGGAGGTCTTGCCGCTCTGGTTGTCTGCGCTATGTTCCGACTGTAAACATTCGGCGAGCTCGCAGCAACAAGACTTAATCGCTTCCGTCACTTCTTTAATCCGGCTGAATGTGTGCCGCTCAATAACCTTGGAGGCTCTGACGGCGAAAAAGTCGAAGTCGTCCTTGCTCATGGCGTCCCCGCCGTGGAGATAGTCATTGAGATAGTAGCCGTAGTCTGCATACTGTGTCATCGTTAGTCACTCCTTATGCGGTCTTGGGCTTAATGGCAATTCCGTTAAGAGCTGCCGCCTTGAGGGTATTCTTGAGAACCGCACCCGCAACAAGCTCAACTTCGCCGCTCTTGACTGCTCCGGGAGCAGCCATATCGGGAAGATAGGTGTTTATAACGCCCGTTCCCGTAGGCGCGATGCCGTGGAATGCGTCAAGTCCGAGGTTTACGGCGTAAATGCTCGAAGTTCCAGCCGCAGTCGAGGACGGAGTGGAAGTGCCTATGCAGTCAACGGACGCACTGCCGTTGTAATACTCGCCCGTGTCGAGCATAGGAATGCCGCCGTAATACTCAACCCAACGACCGAACTCGTCACGCTCGCGGGAGTAATAACTAGCTCTGCGGGCGCAAGCTCTGACCTTGAGGAGCATATCGCCATTCATGAGCAGGAGCGACGGCTTACCGTCAACCTTATGAACAAGCTCATCAAGTTCGTCGAGGAATGCGGCATAGTTGGCATCGAGTTTGGACGAATCGGAGAGGTCAATAGTGGAAGTTATCTCGGTGGACTTGCCAGCGAGGGACTTTCTCAGACCGTCGAAAGTGTTGGTCACATAGCCTGATCCGGTGCTTGCCGAAGAGCCGTTAATAACGAGGTTGTGGAAATAGTTGGTCGTTGCCTTGATCTTTTCGCGGAGCTGAAATGTTATCTCATCAACCGCGCCGGAGGTATTCTCAATGACGCGGTCAACGTTGAACTTGCCGCCCATTATGATAGCCTTCGCGGTCTTTTCGATTCTCTTTGCCTCGTTAGCTTCATACTCGCCGTTAATCTGACGAGTGGTGGCGGTGGAGGGAGTCTGAAGCTGAATATAGCCGTAGGTCATAGTCGAACCACCAGTGCCGGGTGAAATCGCGTTGTCGAATGTGAGCATATCGAGGAGCAGAGACGAACGTCTGAACTCGTCGATAACCATCTGGTCTACATGGTCAGCCATGCCGACCTTTGCTTCTGCAAGAGTAATTGCCATTGTTTAAATCAACCTTTCTTTGAAAATTTCTCGGAAAGCGCAGAACGGAGAGTCATATCGCCGTTCGGATTCTGCCTTCTTCCCGTTCCGCCAGCATAGGGCGGAGGTATGTTGTTGTCCTCGTCAAAAAGATATCCGTCATCTTTCTTGAGGGCTTCGAGCGCGGCATCTATATCGTCGCGCTGATTTTTGCTCGCCTTGAGTGCGTCAACATCGAGCAGCGCCTTGACTGCTTTCACGCTCTTACCTTTTTTGCCAGTTATAGCAAGGTCGAGCGCGTTCTCGAAGTCGAGGTCGGCGAGCTGCTGCTCATATTTTGTTTTCTGCGTGTTGAGGTCATTTGTGAGGCTTGTTATCTTGCCTTTTAAGTCCTCAACATCTACGCCCTCGAACTCTTTGAGTGAGTTTGTAGCGGTGTCGAGCTGACTCTTGAAGTTGTCGCGTGCCGCCGTAACCTTGCCGAACTCGGCGATGGTCTTGTAGTTCTCCGCGACTGCTTTGTCGAAGTCTGCTTTCTTATCCTCGGAAACGGTAACCCCGTATTTTTCGAGAATAGCGTGAATGTTTTCCATAGTAAAATCCTCCTGAACATTGCTTATATACCGCTCTGTCTGCGGTCAGAATTTAGCCACATGAACCAGTGGCGGGGTAAAAATGGATATAAAAACAGCGCCTCGCACGAATGCGAAACGCTGAGATTATTGAATTGTGTCAATCGTGTTCTGGGGTCAAAATGACCTTTACATCTTTCTTTTCTATTATCTCGCTATCTGAGACAACCGCAAGAACTTCGCCGTCCTCTGCGGTTATAATTACCTCTTCGTATTCCTTGCCCGAGATGTTCATTTAATCACTTCCTTTTACGGCTTCTCTGCCTTGTTTATAACTGAATCCCGCCGCTTTCAGACGCGCAGTTTGTGTCCGTAGTCCTGCCGCTTTGGAAAATCGCGCATATTCCTGATTAAGGCGGGTATATCGCGTTCTCGCCGCCTTGAGTGCATCGTCGTCGCCCGCGCCCTCGAGAACCGTTATCTTTCGCTTGCATTTGCGGATAGCAGTTTCAAGCCGCCGCTGCGCCTGTGTCGCTTCATAGGTGGTGTAGTGCTTGCCTTGATATGTTATGCCGTCGGCGTTCGCCCTTTTAAAGGCTTCCAGCTGCTCGGCAGTGTATGTAGGTTCGGTAACGCCATAAAAGATAGGAAAAGCCGCATGACCGCAGTTCAAAGTGCCGATTCGGCGAACGAGGCTATCGTTGAGCTTCTGATAGTCCTCATCGCGGTATTGCTTGCCTTGTATAGGTTCGTGGTCGGGAGCACTTGCGGCGTGGGCTGATATTTCCCAGCCGTCCGCGCCGTACTTCTCGTGATTTTGTTCGCTGATTTTTTCCTGCATCAGACCGAGACCACCCATAATGTTACGCCTGACCGCCGTTTCTATCGACGCTTTCGCTCCGCTCTCGTAGTCAACGGTTACAAGTCCGCTCCGATATAGGTTTCTGCAAGCCATCTGAACCGCCGTGTTATAGTCTGTCGCGCCCGTGAATACCTGTTTAAATGCATAGTCGCAATAGGCGTTATATGCGTCATACAAGGGCAACCTCTGCCCGTATGGGCTTATCATCCCTATTGTCTGAGTTATATTTTTAAAGTCGTCCTGCGCAAGCGTGACCGCCGCTTTGACTATCTGCTGTAAGCTCTCGTTTTCCTCGAACGGGACACCTTCAACGGTCGGCAACTTTGACAAGTCAAATTTATATCCTTCTTCTGCCGCTTGTTCAAATATCTCATCTATCTCGTCGAGAGATACATTCAACAGTTCGGCAAGCTTTTTCTTGACTTCTTTTTGACTTTTTCCGAGCTCTTGTATCTTCCATATCTGATATCCTGCCGTAGAGGTTATCTGCCCCGCTTCGGCTACTCTGCGGGCGATATCCCGTAGCAAGAAGTCGGTCATCGGGTCTGTTATTTGCATCGCGAGTATTCTCAATGCGTCAATGCTATCTGGCGGTAGCATAGTTACTCAACTCCTGCCGTCATGCTCTCTATCTCGGGCATATAGTTGTCTCGTATGTTTTGGATAGCTTCGGGAGTGTCCCACGGCAGCTCAAAATACCACGCAACAGCTATCTCCGGCTTAATAAGTCCCATCTGCACCATAGCGCAGTACTCATTCCACGTCTTGTCGCGGTTATAAAGAACACCGTCACCGTAGTCGAGTGTAACCTCGTCCGGGGCGATAGGCGCATAACCGCCGATATGATAAAGTGCGCCAAGCTCCGAGCAAAGTTCCAGCAGCTTTTTAACTGTCTTTGTCCAAATCCCCTGCATATCGATTATAGTCAGATTATAATCACCGTCAGAAGATGTTATTTCCGTAGCTGTTCGCTCGGCTTCCTGCACATCTGACAAAATACCGCGCTTAAAGCCGATAAGACTTTCGATATTCCGCAGGTATTCGGTCTTTCTTGTAAGATAGCTCTGCTCGCGGAACGCGGGCGAGAATATCGTAACGCCGAAGTCCTGCGGATCTTCGTCAAAAGCGGTAAAGATATCATCCTCGAGACTGCGCGTCTTTGTATTTCCGTTCTCGCCGGGCTTCTGCCGGGTGAGGTCTTCGGGCACCATTATACGCGCCCTACCGAGTTCAAACTCGCGGGAAAGTTGCCATTCGTTACGGTTGATTCGCGCTATGAGCTGTGCCGCGGGTGCATATATCGCTACGCCGTCCGCCGAACCGTCAACCGTGTTGTAAAGCGGCGTTTTGAGTGATACAAGACCGATTCCATCAACGGGCAACACCGCCACAGGCTCTAAATTCGCATATTTTTCGAGCGTGTCGAGTGGGACTTCCACGCCGAGCGTGTTTGAGTCGCTTGACCGAAAGAGCTTTGTTTCTATCGTTAAAGCTTGCCCTGCCGTCCTGCGCTCGAGCAAAGTATAATATTTGCCGTCTTCGATTGTCGTTTCCGCAGTTCCAACACTTGTAAGCTCGTTCAGCTCGTTTCTCGCAAGCGGTATAAAGCAATCGCGCCTAATCGGGACAAAATAAAACCCGTCCGCAGTTGGTACAGGCTTTATAAGGCATTCGCCGGAGATAAGTGTCTGCTGAAACGCTTCGCGCCGTATCTCTTCCAGCTCGCCGAGGACTCGCTCTGCAAATGCGTTTTTAGTGCTTGTCTCATACTCTGAAAAAGTGGTCTTTATAAGCTTATTGACGACGAGAACGGGCAGTCGCTGACAGTCGTCGAGACCGTCGCTCTCGTGGTCAAAATACATCTCGAGCCATAGCTTGATAGCGGTTTTCATTTCTCGCGTCGTGATATCTTTGACCCCGAATGCATCGCTGAAATTATATATTTTCTCGCAATTAAGCAGCGCAGATATAACGCTCATTTGTTGCCCTCCGTATTTATTACTATCTTTTTTAGTGACCTAACGCCGCGCTCAAGCCCCGCGATATACGCCCTCAGGCGCTCGTTCTCGCGTCTCAAATCATCTACCTCAAGGTTTAAGCTCCGGAGCTCTTCTTTCATGCTCTCTTTGGCGTATGACGGCAGATATTTTTCACATATCCACATCTTGATTTTCTTCATTTTTGTCCCCTCTGTATCCCATCCAGCGGAGTTCCCTCCTTAATACCGTGTAACAAAAGTAACGCATATCGTCCATCGCGTGGTCGTATTCCTTTACAACCTTGTCAACGGTCGATTTCTCATCCCAGCGATACATGCCGAACTCTTTCAAGATGCCCTGGCAGCTCGAGTTTATCTTTACGACGCCGCCTTTGACCATCTCAGAAGTGACTCGGATTCCGTCAATTACATCGTTTTTTGCCTTGCGCACCGAGAACTTACCGTGCTTTCTTATGCAGGTGATAAAGCTCGCGGCGGACGGGTCAACAATTATTCGCTCAATGTCATAGCCCTCGGCGAGTTCTTCGACCGCTTTATAATATTCCTCGTCGGTCATTTGTCTCTGTCGCTTGCGACCGTCATAATAAAACTCTTTAATGCGCGTCGCCGTCTTGCCGTTTAAGCACCACAGACCCGCCGAAAACGGATTCAATGTGCCATAGTCGATAGATATAAAATAACGCCCCTGTTCCGGGACGGTATCATCAATTAAACTGTTGACATCGACATCGTAAACAAGCCCATCTGCCGCTACCCACAGACCTAAAATAAACCGCTGATAAAACACTCCCGACGGGTATAGCCTGAAATATCGCTCTCTTATCTCGTCGGTAAGTGACGGATTGTCGGTTAATAAAAAGTGTATGTGGTAGACATGTTTCTCTTCGGGCTTCGTTACCCATTCTTCATAAAACCAATGTGCCGGGCTGTCGGGATTGCAGTTGAACCAGTACTTTGACCCGGTCACCGAACATCTCGCGAGCGACTGCTCCACAAACGAGCGAGGCATAAGCGCGACCTCGTCTAAGAGCACGCCCGCAAGGGTCAAGCCCTGAATCAATCCCGCCGAACTCTCGTCTCTGCCGCCGAACACATAGAAATAGTTTGTCTTGTCGTTTCCGGTCACCACAAGAAGCTTGCTTGACCTCTTATAATTAAGCTCAAAATACGCCGTTAAATCGGTCATTCCGAGCAACGGCGTTATTATGTTACGCTCTGCCGATTGGACGGTCTTGCCGCATATAGCGAACGTCTGACCGTCAAAATACCGCATAGCCCAATGGATGAACGACAGAATCATGCAGACGGTCTTACCTGAACGGACTGCACCGTCGCATATAATAGCATCATATTTGTCTTTATTCTTGCCGTGACACCAACGTAGAATCTCCTTTTGCTTCGGCGACAGTGTTGTTATTTTCATTCGTCGTCACCGTCCAGTGCCTTGTAAAGCTCTGATATGTCGCTCTGCTGCTGACCGCCGTTCTCGGCGGCAAGCTCCATCAACGCTTTAAATGCCATTGTGTCGCCGTTCATCGCCCGGTTGAGCTGCGCGTATATCATCGCCTCTTTGGCTGATATATTAGCCCCGTCCGTTATCTCACTCAGGTAGTTGACCTCTGCCGGGTCACTGTTTTTGAGGTACATCGACATGGCGCGTCTCACTATTTCGCGGGTATCTCTCAGATCACGGCGCACCTCGCCTGAACGCTTTCCGCCTTTCCTCTGGTCTTCCACTGTTAAAGTGTGTCTTTTGCCCGCGAAATCTGTTTGTTTAGCCATGCCACCACCTCTCTTTTAATTCGCTGTTACCAACGCTTTTTCTTGACCTCGACATATTCATAACCAAACTTTTCCATGCCGCTGTCTTTCCACATTCTTTTCGCCGTTCCGATATATACCTGATTGTCTTTGCCGTTTAAGGTCTTGCCCTTTGCCGCGAGCTTTCTTCTGACGCTATCTACCGATTTTTGCGCTCGGGATTCATATTCTTTTTCTACTTTATCGGCAGCCGCCATCATCTTATAAGAGTTTCGTTTTGCGCCTCTTTTTGCTCTAAAAATATATGTGTTTTCATTCGGTCCATTTGCTACGGCACGAGATTCTCCAGCAAATCCCAACCTTATATGATTTTTGATGTCCTTTGAAGAAAAAGAACCACCTATTACTCTGTTATCGCCATTTGGGTGATTATGTGTAAGAATTACGGCTTTTTTGAAATCTGGGTGTCCTGTTGGTATAGCGACGGCTTCTTTGTGATTGCTCGTTCCTGCAACCACAAGTTTCCCGTTCGCGTCAAACAGTCCAACATATTCAACGCTTTTATCACGTATTGCATTTTCAAACTCATGCATAGACATGTTAGCAAACTTCTCTGTTTTATCATAAAACGCTCTAACGCGGCTACCTTCGTCTCCTGTGTTATCGCCTTTTCCCCAGCCACTGTCAGGTCTATTTCCTTTCGCCATTTCTTGCCCCCCTGCAAATAAAAAAGAGACCGCCGATGCAGTCTCTTTAATCTTTTTGTTCTTCGTTTAATATGAGATGTGGTATTTGTCCATAACAGCCGTTCGTTCTTCGATAGTCTCGGCTTTCTCAAACTCTCTCATGAAATCGCCGTATTCGCGCTCGAGCGTCTCTTCACTGAAAGCTTCTTTGAGCTCTTCGTCCATTTCGTCAAGTACTTCTTGTATTGCCTCTTGTATTTCTGCATCCGTTGCAGGTTCAAGCTTTGACTCGTCGATTTTCTCAAGGTCTTCAGGGTTATATCCGGGTACCAGCATTTTCTTTTTCTCCTTTTCTTTTTTGTTATTATAGCACGCAAGATTTGAAAAATCAATCCTGCGCGAATCTCGTCTCAGCGAAAGACGGTATTCTTTCTATATTTTCAAATTCTGTCTTTGGCAGTTTGCCATAAACGAACACCTTTGACGGGTTCAGCTCTTTGAGCATGGTTTGGAACTCCCGTTCGAACGCATCCGCGCCCGTTGTGCCGTCTTTCGTCCACATGCTTGAAATTGCTATAACGCTGCCGCGAGGCTCGCCCTCAAGATACCACTCCTTGCATCTCTCGTCAGTGCTCGCTCTGATAGTCGGAATAACAGTAAGCCCGCACTCCTGCATATAGACCGCTACCCAGTGTTTACGATAGTGGTTGAATATCTGTGTTGCCATAGGCATATCGCCGTATGGTGAAAAGTCAGGAGAGAGCACACAAGCATATTCCGCGAGCTTTTCTATATACTTCTCAGGAGTGTTCCAGATTCTCTCGAATTTATAATCATCGCGAAAAAAATGTACCCCTGTTTTTTGCTTTTCTTCCGGGCTTCGTTTGTCACTTAACATAAAATCAAACGGGATCCAGTCCGTGACCTCGGGAAGCTGATATACGGGCTGTATCTCGGGTATGTCATATTTGCCGACCCCGGAGAACTGCGCCCTTTCAAGATTCAGAATATTTGCTTTCCGCGTCTTGGTATCGAGCTTGTTCTTTTTCTTGACTTCCGGTGCCATGAAGTTGAACCCGAACTTACCCATGTCAAAGTTGAATATGCCGCCGAGCTCTTTGTCAAGGAAGCCGAAGTCCCATTCCGCCTTTTCCGCGACTTTGTTGTCAGCGAGCCTAAATGCTTTTATCTGTTCGTCGTCGAGGTCATCGGCAACAATGCAAGGCACCTCCGCCAAATGGAGCTTCTTTGCCGCCTTTAGTCTCGTGTGACCACATATGACTGTGCCGTCGCCGTCAATTACTATCGGGACTTTGAAGCCGAACTCCGATATGCTCTCGGCGACATACTCCACCGCTTCGTCATTTCTGCGCGGGTTGCGCTCATACGGCTTGAGGTCTTTTACTTTCTTTGTAATTATCTCCATGTTATCACCTGAATTTTTAAAGCGTTGTCGGCGGATATCCGACAACCGAATAACCACCGACAACCAATGGGAAGGAACTAACTTGTAGGTGTGCAAAGTCGGAGTTGAACCGAACTGTCGGGGTATATCAGCCCCGAAGATAACCGTATGCCACCATATATGCCGCCCGAGCTGCGTCTTTTCATCAGCCATCGGGATTTATACGGCTTAACAAGCCGCCGCCGAGCGCTCCGGCAACCCAATACTTAACTTCTCGCGCTTCCTCGCCCTCTTGGCGGCTTGGATCGGAGCAAAGGACTCGAACCTTTAATGCGCTTATGCGCATATCGCCTGAAAGCTCCGCATAAAAAGCCCTGCTATTAACCCGCCGCAGGGCGAGGCGGTAAGAAAGGAGCCGGTTTTCCGCACCGGCGAGCGGTGGAGATGTGGTAAACAACATGAACGGAGAAAAGAAGTAAAAGCGGTTGCCCGTCCACTTTTACATCTATATGATATCATATCTCCCAACTGTATTTCACTGTATTTTACAGTATTTTACTGTACACTTTTGGCGTTGAGTAGTTCTTCGAGTGCCGCGCAAGCTTTCTTGTTCGTTTTCCAACACCACTCTCGGGAATATCCCATCTCTTCTGCAATGTCTTCAAAGCTCATCCTGCTGAGGTGCCTCAAAAGCAGAAACTCTTCCCACTGCGGCGGGAGTTGGCTCACAAGAGCCTGAAACTCGTTTTCGGCGGCGAATTTTTTCTGATATATCTCTATGATTTCGTTGCCTAAGTCGACATATTGAGATATCAAGCTGCTCATTTTGTCCTCTGCTGTCTTCTGCACCGACTCGGACGGCGGGGCGGTAATTGATACCAACATATCAAACAGCTCCGATTTCTGACGCTGTTTGAATGACAACTCATTGTCAAGGTGCTTTATTCGGTTGACGTATTCGGGAACGGTCACAATATCACCTCTATCTCTGTTCTCGGATTTTCCTTGTCATAGCTTCCGCACAGCTGAAGCTCGACGTTTGAGAAACTATCATCTTCAATTATCCCCGCTTCCCGCAAGCCGTCAAGGATAAACTTGCCGTTGTAGTTGTCGGGGTCGTGCCGCTGCCTTGTGCGGAAAAAGTATGTAATTCTGACAACGCACTTTTTTATCGGCTCGGACGGTTTCGGTCGGCAGTACGCCGCGCACAGAGCTTCCCACTGCTTTTTTTCCGCTCTATAAGCCCATACATTCTCACGCCCCGCGAACTTGTTAAGAGACGGCGGGATATCGGGTATAGTGTAGATATATCTTTTGCGCTCGCATTGTGGGCACACCTGCCGACCTTCGGGGACTATCTCTCCGCAGCAAACACATCTGTCAGCGTCAGGCATTGTCTTCACGCTCCTTTAATGCTCGTTCTGCTTCTTCACGGGTAGGAAATGTAGCACTTCCCCATTCTCTTGCAAACATAAAGATATTTATTTCTGTTACATTGCAACCAGCGACTCTAAGCTTATAAGGACATTTCACGTCATTTGGAAGCTCGCAAATCCTATCATCTGTTCCAAAACCATAAAATTCGCATTCAGTCTGTGCTCCGTCAATATCTTCACAAGAACATTGCGTAATGCGATACACCGTATCTCCTACCTTGCAGGGAGGCACGATAACGCCATGTTCAAGAAGTAAGTCTGCCGTCCTTTCCTCATAGCACCGTTCAAGGTTTGCATACTTGCAATTCTCGTCGCAAAGATAAGGCGACGGGCAAGAACCAAGTTTTAGAATTTTAATCAGCCGTTCTCTGTCTGCATCAGCCATTTAATCATCCTCGCTTTCGAACCATTTCATTAGCTTTTCCATGCATATTGGGCACAAATCTTTGAATTCGCCTCGCACAAACACCGTTTCACCGTCCCAGTCTAAAATAGTCGTTTTATCGCGTATACGGAATACATATATGTTGCCGCATTTATCACATCTTTTAGCAAGTGCCATTGTTGTTACCTCCTAATAGTTCGGGGTTATCATAGATATTGCCAATAACCTCAAATTCGGTTGGACCATAGTCAAATGTTGTAAATCTCACACCCGCTTGCCCGATAAAACTCGTGAGATCGTTGTCATAGACAATTTGATAAATGCTCATTTTGCCGAAGCAAACTCTCTTTACTATATCGCCCTCAAAAATATTTGTGCCTTTTCTATCTTTCAGACCTATGTACTGTCCTATGGTTTCAGGGTTTACAATATAGTGCGAACTTGGCTCGTTGTATTCTTTTGGGTGCGGAACAGTAATATAATCACAAAGCTCGTCGTCAGTTCTGCAATACTTAGCTTTATAATAATATCCCTCAACCCATTCACCGTTGCCTATTGTTTTGCCGCGAAAAAGTATCTCACGCATTGTTGTCACTCCAATCTAAAGCCTGCCCGCAATATTTACAACATTTTTCACTATCAAAAACATGAAAAATATGACTATTACAATTAGGACATTTATAGCATTTATCGAGCGACGAGCCGTCACTTATTTCTCTTCCGTGATGCCTAAATCTTGTATCAACATATTGAGGCTTCTTCGGTATCTGCTTATCGAGAGCTTCTTTGCACACGATAAGCATTTCTGTATATTCTTGTGCGCCTTGATACTTTTCAGAAAATTCTACATCGTTTAGAAGCTCTAACGCTTTTTTTGCTATTATCATTTTTACCTCCCGCTTGAACCAAATCCGTTATTGCCGCGTGCCGTCTCGTCGAGAGTATCGACGACTTCAAGCTCATCGCTGCAAATCGGCAAAATGACGAGCTGCGATATCTTATCGCCCTTTTTGACCAAGTAAGGAATTTGGGTGTTGTTGTATAGTTTGACGCAAATACTGCCTGTATAGCCCGCGTCGATAACGCCCTCACTTGTTATGCCGTGTTTGACATTAAGTCCGCTCTTGCTCTTGAGAAATCCGACGAACCCTTGCGGTATCTCGATATGTACGCCTGTGTTAAATGTCGCGCTACCATGCGCCGGGACTATCTGACCTTCCCTTGCCATGAGGTCAAATCCTGCATCATCGGGGTGTGCTTTTTCGGGTTTGTATGCGCCTTTTTCTAAAACAATTTTCATTTTGTTAAGCTCCTTTTGTTTCTTCATCGTTCATAGGCTCGTTCCAACAATCCTTGTTCCAACATTCATCGCATTCTAACACTGGACACTCTCCGCCGTAGATTCTTTCTCTGCATACAAACGGGGTTCCATCCGAGTTTCTCCGCGCTTTCGGGAATTTTTCAAAGAAGTCTTGTGCGTATGTTTTCTTCGGGTGTTCATTGCTCCACTTTTGTAGATTTTCAATTAACTTTTTGGCATATTCGGCGCCCCTTGTTATACCGGGGTGCTTGCAAAAAGCAAACAGCGGGCATTGCTCTTTGTTAGCCACATCAGCTGTGCACCCGGTGCGTGAATCGCAAAGCCTTTTTGCTTCGGCAAAGAAGTCTATTGTTTTACTGCAATCCATAATTTTTCCTTTCTGCCCGGACTTTCGCCCGGGCACTGCATTATTTTTTCTTGTAGGCTATCGGCTTTGACATGTTCTGACGCTCAAACTCCGAGATGTCATATGAAGCTTGTCCTTTTGGTTTGACATCTGCGGTCGGAGTCCTGCTATCACGCCGCGCCCAGTTTCTGATAGTGGCAAGGTGGTTTTTATAACTTTTGCCAGTGCTTGCCATATACGCGCTCAGGCGTTCGATTCTGTCAGACCAGTCAAAAAACTCTTTTTTCAGTTTTTCAATGTCTTCGTCAGACAGAAGAACATTTTGATATTCACCGTATTTGTGGCGCGTGGGTTTTTCTTTATCTATTTCTTTTATATCTTCTTCTATATCTTTATCTGTATCTTCTTCTATGCCTTGACTTCGTTGACATGTCATTGACATGTCATTGACAGCCTGCAAGGCACGCTTTTTTGCGCGGGATTTTTGTTGTGCGAGTCGGTTGTACTCCTTGAGTTCGGCTAACTTATCGACACTTTGGTGCTTCTCCCAATTCGGGATAGTTATTGTGCCGTTCACAACCTCTATCATTCCGAAGCTTTCAAAGGTGGTAAGAGCGAGACGCACGGTAGATATAGGACGGCGAAAGATAGTTGCAAGCATTTCCTCGGTGTATGGTATGCGGTCACTAAGCATAAGCACGCCGCAGTTGTTCTGCTTGCCCGCGAGACAGAGGATTTTGAACCATATAACAATTATGGAATCAGCGTCGGGCATACTCTCGATGAGCGATATTTTTTCATCGTCGAAGATATTAACGCAGAGTTTTATCCATTTGAGCTCCATTGTCTCAGCTCCTTTTTATCGTCCTGAAATGGGCTTGTACGGGAACGACATATTTTCCCTCGCGCTCCGCTACATAGCGTCTGAGCCCTTGTGCTCTGCGTGACAAGCTTCTGCAACGGCGGTCAGTCTCATTGAGGAAAGCTTTAATCTCGACGATGTCGTCGGAAAGCCAATATCCGACGCTATGCGACGATGAAAGAATAGGTGCTCCGCCGTCCCTTGCAAGCTCTATCAGCTTGCGAACGGTTCGGTCGTCGAGCCCCGTATAAATGCAAAGTGCTTCCCGCGTGACCGCGTTTTCCTTGCCTTTGGGTATAAAGTCGACTATGTTCATCTCGCTACCTCAGAACGGCAAGTCGTCGCTTATGGGTATTTCCTCGAAGTCGTCGTTGTTCGGGGTCTGCGGCTTGTCCGCCTTTGACCCGCAGAAGCTAACTTCGTCGGCAATAACTTCAAATGCGGTGCGCTTGTTGCCGTTTTTGTCCTCATAGTTGCGCTGCTGAATACTGCCGCGAAGCGCTATCATTGCACCTTTTTTGAAATACTTTTCGACAAACTCGGCGGTCTGCTTCCATGCGACAACGTTGATAAAGTCGGTCTGTCCGCGCTGGAATCTGCGGTCGACGGCTACAGTGAACGATGTTACCGCTGTGCCGTTCTGAGTCTGTCTGAGTTCGGGGTCGGCGGTCAACCTACCCATGAGGATTACGCTGTTAATCATTGTTTGACCTCCTGTTATTTAAAAAATCTTTCGACGACATCTGATATATGCGGCGGATTCTGAGCTCGCAGTTAAGTTTTTCGATTTCGTCGTCGTTTGCCGTCTTGTAAAACTTGCATTTGTCGCACTCGCGCTTTATCAACGCCTTGCAGCCGTTTTCCGTTGCTGAGCCATAGGCAAAGCAATTCTGTCTTACCATTTGTAATTCCTCCCGAAAATCTTTATAAAATCAAGGTCAGGATAGACCTCCTCAAACTTTTTTTGTGCCAATTCCTGTAGGCGGTGACGGTTGTCCGCGTTGTGGTGTACACCGTCCGGCGGCTCGTTGTGGCACCAGTGGCACAGATACACGGTTAAGCCGTATTTTTCGCTGTTTTTTCTATTGGACGCGCCGAAGATGTGGTGCTTTTCCAGCCAATCAGCGCGTCCACACAAAAAGCAATTATGTTCTGCCTGTATAATGCTATTCACTCGTCCACGTGCCTTTCAGCCTTGCCAGTTCTTCGGGGGTCAGCGTTTCTACTCCGACCGCTTTACAGTCCTGCACGAGGTTGTCTATGAGCCGCGACATCTGGCGAGTGTTGTATGTGCTGCTTCCGTAATAGCACCTGACTCTAATGTGATCGCCATCGGCTTCAAAATCCACCTGCTCGGTTATCCACCCCGTGCCAAGCATTTCCCATGCTGTGCGCAGGGTGTTTGCTTCGTCCGTACCCAGTCCCGGAAAGTCACGATATATGCCTAACTCTCGGACGGCATTTCGGTATATATCTTCTTTGGTGGTCTTGATTTTTGTGGTAACGCTAAGCCTGTCTGCAAGTTTGGTGCAAAGAACCCAGCAATAGGCGTTCGCGTTAAGACTGCGCTTGCGCTTTTTCTTCTCGACGGTCAACTCATAGGGCTTGTCCGAAGATTTAACTTCTGCCACTATGCGCTGACCTTCTTCGCGGTTTTTGACCTTGAACTTGAGATAGAATCCGTCGGACTCAAAGAGCCAGTCGGCTTTTTCAATCGTCATGACTGCTCCTTTGCCGCTTTAAGCCAGACGGCTATCTGAGTTTTTGCCCTTTCTGCCAAACTGTCTGATATAGTTTCAAGAGACATGCCCTCAGGGGCTGAAATTTGGCGCATGAGCGCGTTTTCTACTTCGCCTATACTTTTCCCTCTGAGCTTCGCAAACTCGCCCATTAGGTCGCGCGTGGCAAGATTTACGGCTTCACGGTTTATCTTTTCGTCTGCGGGTGTCGACTGGGTGTTCTGAGAGCTGTATTTGCTTCTTCCTGCCGCCCAATAGACATTTGCGCCAAAACCTAATGCCTTACAAGCGACGGAAAGCGCGTCGGTATATGCCATTTTAAAGCACTCATCCGATGTATAAGTTCCGCTCCGCTCTTTGGATATGTATGACGCGCCGCCGATGCCAAAAATAGGCTTGCTCCACTCGCCGTCTATGCGGACATAAAGATTAAGGCTGACGTGCGCCGTCTTTGTTCCGTCTGCTCCGTCCTCAAGCCACTCCATGATATTGTCTGTGTACCAGCCGATGCCGCAAGCCCCGAATACCTCGGTCAGCTTCTTAATGCGCCACATCGGGTTAATGTCTGTGAATCCCTTGAGACGACCCGCCGCGATTGTCTTCTGTGCGTTGCCGGGCACTTCGCAAACCCTACTGTAAATTTCAAGATTATCCATGTTGCACCTCACTTAATCTGAATGTTCTGGACTTCCACAATGTCCGCGCCGTCAAACGATTCGCCGGACTTGACCGCCGTTTTGACATCGGTCTTGCTGATTTTCGGGGTAAATGTGACAAACTCCGGATATTTTTCCACAAATGCGGCTTCATCTGCGATTACGAGACGTTCAGACTTGCGAAAAGCGACTTTGTTTCTCGCGCTCTCGAAAGAGGTTTCACCTCTGCACTGCATAGAGCGAGACACGCAGCTTTTAAGATAGTCGACGGAGTTTTCTTTTGCTTTTTTTCTCGCCGTCAGAGCTTTTATCTCTTCGTCTATCATCTTAGCTTCGGCGGTCAAATTCTTGATAGCACAAACGGTGTTGTCCAGCTTGTCTTTGTAGTCGCCGTTGAGCATTTCAAGGGTATCTTCGATAGCGTCCTCCGGGATTGTCCCATCTTCGACAGCTGCGATAAAATCGAGGTATTCGTTGTCGAGTTCATAGAGCTTCATCTTTTTGTTTCTCCCTTCATTATTTGAAATAGGTAGTTGATACAATCGGTTGCTGTCATTTGTTTTATTTGTTCGTCCTGTGCCGCCGTTGTCTGAACGGGCGGTGTTTGGTCTGCGTCGTTGTATCTCATATTCTTTCCCTCAGTCGCACCGGGAGTAAAATATAGGTGCTTGAGTCGTCCTTGAATACCAACGGAGACACGGGAGAGCTGACAAGAAAGCTGTCAGTCTCAGCCGCTTTAAGCACTCCGACGAGATATCTCGCGTTGATTCCTATCACGAGGTCTGAATCGGTCTCGCCCATCACTGAATCGGTGGCACTGCCTATCGTCGTCCTCACAGATAGTTCAATGGCATCTCTTGAGAGCGACATCTTAACAGGCTGTGTCTCGGTGCTCGCGAGAATCTGAACTCTTTCGAGCGCAGATGTGAGGGCTTTAAAATCCGTCTTGACCGAAGCTGTGTTTTTGGGAATAATCTTGTCCACATCGATTCCCCACGCGGTAGACATAAGGCGCGAAAACAGCGTATAATCGCGGGTCTGCGCTATAAAATGTTTGCTTGAGACGGATATCTCGACCGCGTCGGTCGCGTCCGAAAGCTCGAGCAGTGCCTTTGGCGGAATTGTTACCGTTGCGCCCGGTGCTGTCCCCTCTTCGCACGGTATGCTTGACTCAGCGAGTGTGAACCCGTCAGTCGCGCAGAGTCTGAGGTTGTCGGAGACGGTCATTCTCACGCCCTTATCATCTGCGGCGGCGAACACGGTTTTTTTAATCAGCTTGACGAGATTCGCTCCGTCAACTCGGCAAGTTGTGCCATCTTCGGGAGTTGGAAGCTCGGGGTATTGCTCCGCAGGTATGCCTTTGACCTTGAGATTCGAGCGTCCGTTCTGGACGGTGAGAACATCTTCATCCGTTGATAGTGCCGTCTCAAACTTTTGAAGCTTGCCCGCTGCATTTGTCAGAATCTTCGCGTCGGCGATTATCGCTCCGGGAATCTCTATCATCGCGGGGATTTTGACGGATATTCCAATCGTGAGATTATATCCCGTCACGGTCAGGACTCCACTTTCTGCCTTGAGCAAGAGTCCGTTTGTAGCCGGAGACGGCGATTTGTCAATGACTCTTGCAGCTTTGGCACAAGCTGCCTTGAGGTCGTATGTATTACAGGTCAGTTTCATTTTTAAACTCCTTTCGCGATTCCCTCTATAACTCTCAAGGCACACGGTATCGCGAGGCTGTTTCCTAACGCTCTGTATCTGTTGCCGTCGTTGTCGAGTTTGTTGTACCAGCTAATAAGCGCGGCTTTAGAGGGTGTTTTTGCTGTTTTTCCTCTGATTTTTTTGTCGGTCAAATATACTGCTTTGTAAAATTCGACCTCATCATCTGTCATTTTGTCTATTTTGGGTAATGTCGTCCAATAATCGGGATATCCTTGCAAACGCTCACACTCGAGCGGTGTAAGCCGCCGGAGAACGCTGCTGTAAGCAACCGCCGACGAACTCTTTGCAACAAGCGTCGAATTTATGTCGCTATCGTTTATGTCAAAATCGGAACAAGCGTTTTTGCCTTGATTGAACGAAGTTCGGTCAGAAGCACATACAACAATACCGACCTGGTTACAAAAGGGATTACCGCCGTTACTATCAAGCGTCCGTGCGGTTTCCGTTTCGTAGGCGCCGCTGTGCAGATTATCCGACTTCATCGAGGTTGAACTTAAAGAACAGATATTATACGTCAATATTGCGGTATAATCGCTGATATGTCCGTTATGGTCGCCCGTCATCGTGGGAGCTATTCCTTTTCCGCCGTTGCCTCTTGCATCGCAACAACAGACATTAACGCTGCTTTCAACATCGGGGGTAGCTCTTTGCCACGATTCTCTGTTCTTCGTAAGATACCTGCGCACGCCGTCGCGCTCAAATAATATTTTTTCGGCGCGATTACTTCCAAAACTTCCGACAAGGTAGATGCGCTTTCTGCGCTGGGGAACTCCCCAATACTGAGCATCAAGCTGTCGCCATGCGACGCAAAGCTCCCCCCCTCGAACCACTCCGGCGGTCGCCCACCGCCCACTTCCAGGCATTGGAATATCGGTTTTTGTGAGCTCTTCGAGCACGGTTCTAAAGTCACGCCGTTGATTACTGCTGAATGCTCCGGGAACATTTTCCCAAAGAATGAAAGTTGGGTATTCTCCATTAGTTGCCGACCTCATTTCGTAAATTATTCTAACGGCTTCCAAAAAAAACCGCTACGTTCTCCCGCTAAGCCCGCCCGCTTTCCGGCAGTGCTTAAATCTTGACACGGTGAGCCGAACGTGATTATGTCGACGGGCTTTATTTTTGTCCCGTCTATTTCGGTGACACTTCCTAAATGTTCCATTTCCGGGAAGCGTTTTTTTGTCACAGCGACACAAAACGGGTCAATTTCTGCCGCCCACACAGGTTTGATACCCGCAAGTTCAGCCGCTAACGGAAATCCACCTATGCCGTCGAATAAACTGCCAAGAGTTAGTGCCATTAAGCTCCCTCCATTAAGTCAAATAGCGTCGGTGCGCCTATCTGTGCTTCTGCCGCTTCGAGATAGCCCACGCCATCGCGGAAATAGTCAGGGTTAAGTTCGCAACCGTAGCCCCTGCGCCCCATTTTAACTGCCATATACGGAACGGTCATAAGACCGCCGAACGGGTCATATACAAGGTCGTTTTTGTTGGAATATCTGTTTATTACCCGCTCCACGATATCGAGCTGCAACGGGCATACATGAAGATTCTGACGGCGTCTGCTCTGCGTTGTGTTGAGTGTGCGCATACGGTTGATATCGTCCCATATCTCGTCGCTCCAGCTGCCGGGCGAGACCACTGCGAAAGTGGCGGGAAGATGTCCCTTTTCATCGAGTTCTTTGGCGAGTTTTACGTGGTCGGCGTAGTCGTAGACCGTTTCGCGGGAATATTGACGATACATTCTCTCGAGCACTCGAACGGGCGCGTCTTTGAGTTCCTCGCGGGTGACAAGTCGGTTCCCGCTTGACCGCTGATAACCGTTCGCGTCAATCTGCCACTGGGCGCGGGTATAGTCGTCTTTGCTTTTGGTGACGGGGACATCTGCATATCCGTCCGTTGTATCGCTCGGAAGTTTTCGGAAAAGCAAGATATATTCAGGACAGCCGACGCCCATCTTCGTGCCGTCTTTGCACTGTTCCGTCCAGCCGAGACGGTAAGTTTGATTGTTCTCGCGGACAACATCGGTGCAGATGGTTATCATGCCGAAATACTGAAAGCCGTGCTTTTGGTAGTGGCTTATGCACATCGCGTGGAACGGTTCAACAGTCGGAAAGCCCGTGCCCGTCACATTGCCGAAGAGAACGCGGTCTTTAACATGAACCGCGCAGACTCTGCCGGGCTGTAACACGCGAAGCAGTTCAGGGGTCAAATAGTCCATTTGTTTGAAAAACTGGGCTGTTGTCGCGTTGTGGCCGAAGTCGTTATATGACGGGGTATATTCGTAATGATTGGAGAATGGGATTGACGTGTGAATCAATCCGACGCTATCAGAGGGCATTTTTCGTGTCTCGTCAACGCAGTCGTTATTCACGGCTGTGAACCTTTCTCTTTTGATTTCCACTCTTTTGACTCCTTTACTTCTTTTCAGCTGCTCGGCGATATGCGGAGATGACAAGCCGTATTTTTTGATGATTTCGGACATCTTCTGTGCTAATTCGTCGTGCCGTTTCCACTTCTCACGGAGTGCTTCCCAGATTTCTTCTTCCGCTTGGGTATAGATTATGTCGATAATCACCTTTTCGGTCTGCAAGAAGCGGTGTATTCTGTGAATTGCCTGAATAAAGTCGTTGAACTCATAGTCAATACCGACGAATATCGCACGGTGGCAATATTTCTGAAAATTGCACCCGCAGCCGGAAAGGCTCTTCTTTGTGGCGAATATCCTTGTTTTGCCCTCTTGGAAGTCAATAACGCGGCGTTCGCGTTCGTCATAGTCCATACTGCCGTAAATGTCGACAGCTTCAGGAATAGCCTTTTTAATCGCATGACGTTCAGCTTCGAGGTCATGCCACAGAATAAAATGCTCGTCGGGGCTTGCTTCGTCTATCAGCTCTTTTGCTTTCGCTACTCGCGCCAATATACTTGAGCTTTTTTCCCGTGCCGCCTCAGATAACGATGTCGCGGTATCTCTCAACAGCTTGAACTGTCCGTCACGGTCGGCGGGCAAGTTTTCCATGTCGTCGTCTATGACATGGGTACGGACTTCAAACGGCGGTAAATCGTAGCCCGTCGCATCGAGTCCAAGGTCGGCGGGCGAGCTTAGGAACAGCCCCCACGACGCAACCCAGAGCCAAAATTCACGCTCCATACTCGGATAGAGCTGCAGGTTGTTAGCTTTTGTAGAATCGCGTTTGAAAAAGCGTGTAAGTGCCTGCCCCGTGTCCATAAGGTCGAGAAACCCTGCGTAATGGATAAGCTCTTTATATCTGTTCGGGCTCGGCGTGGCGGTCGCCACAAGCTTATATTTAATTCCCTTGAACTTCGGAAAAAAAGTTTGATAGGTTTTTGAGCCATAAGAGCGAAGTACCGCCGCCTCGTCAAGGCTGACCGCCGTGAAATATTTGGGGTCTATGTCTCCGTCTCTGACTCGCTCGTAGTTGGTCATGAGGATTTGTGCATCTGAAGCTCTTACCTCGTCCATGCAGGTGACATATACGGGCTCGGGGATATGCAACAGCTCTCTTGCGTCACGGGTGAACTCTTGACGCACGCCGAGCGGAAGCACTATAAGAGCCTGACCGCCCTCATGCTCGGTGACTATACGGCAAAATTCGAGTTCCTGCACGGTCTTGCCGAGTCCAAACCGCTCGAACAGTCCGCGCCTGCCGCCTCTGACCGCCCATTGAACGGCGAGCTTCTGGTGAGGTTTGAGTGCCGGGTTAATTTCGTCGAGCGATATCTCGAACCCGCTCTCTTTGGCGACTTCTATCTTGTCATCTAAAAATTGGTCATATGTTTTCATCGCTTTTCATCTTGTCCCATGCCGGGGAAACAACTTTCCTTTCTCTTCTTTTGGGGCGAAAATACGGGCACTCCATGTCCGTCGCCTCTATCTCGCGGAACTTGCCTGTGTCGAGTGTGTAGTGACAAGCTTTGTTGTCGTACTCGATATCAAATCCGCTTATCCCTGCAAGCCCGACCATTTCACGGCGGTAATAACAGCGTTTGCAGATGTTTTTCAAGTGCCAATGCTCTGAGTGTTTATGTTTTCCGGGCTTTTGCCACTGCGGTATCTCCTTGCTATCTGTCAGTCCCACGAGATAATCAAGCGAGACATTGAAAAATCGAGCAATCCGAATCGCGAAGATGAACGACACGGAATTTGTGCCGTCGCAATATCGCGAAATAGTGTCCTTGTGGCAACCCACAGCGTTTGCCAGTTCCAACCTCGTCACAGGCGGTTCGTGCTCTTCCATTAACAGCGTAAGTCTATCCGCTATCTTGAATGCTTCAGGAGCGATTGCCGTTGTCTCGTACATGGCGTTCAGCTCCTTTCTTTTTGATTCTGCGCTTGAGTGAATCTTCAAAAGCTATCAGCTTGTCCTCGTGAATAAATCCATAGATGATAAGTACGACCGCGACAAATTCAAAGACTGTTTGAATTGCAAATTTCAGTATCATAGCTATACCTCCCTCTCTTAAAGCTGCTGCGTGAGTACAATAATCATGGCGACGGATGCTAAAAAGTTTGGCACACACCAACATCCCTCGTCATCATCGGTTATCAACGAGTGTATAGCCGTAATAAGATTTAGCAGTGCATTTAACGATAAAAGCACAATCGACACTATCAAAGCCGCCCTCATTGCTCCGCCTCCTTTACATGTGTATCTTTTCAGCTTTTGTCAGTTCTGCGCCGCTATACTCCGCGAGCTGTTTTGGGTTGATGTAATAGGTATAGCGGTTGCCGTTGAGCTTTATCGCCGTACCTATCGGCAGTTTGCCGCGCTGTAAACCTATTCGTACAAACATCTCGCTCATGCCGAGTATTTGCGCCGCTTCTTTTACTGTGATTTTGCGCATGATATTCGTCTCCTTTCACGACAAGAATTTCTTGACAAAATAGGTCTGACCTTTGCCTGTGACCTTTGTCGTTCGGGTAACTCTCACCGAGCCGTCAGGGTTGTTTATCGTGCTTTCTTTGACCTCGAAGAGACTCATTTCCATCGCTTTCTGAGTCGGCATGTTCTTGCTCTGACCGTCTTTGATGAGATATCCGTTCTGACGCAACCACTCGAAAAGTCTCTTCTGACCGATGTCAACGCCGTTCTGCCTTATGATTTTCGCAAGGTCGCCGATAAGAATCGAGTTATGTGCCGTCTCTACCGCGTTCGCGAAGAGAACTTTCGGGGCTTGCTCCTTGAGCTGTGCGCTCATTCTTTTGCTCTCGTCAAACATCATCGTCAGCGCGTGTTTCTGATTCGGTTCGAGCTGTCCGAAATAGCTCTCGACGAACTGTGCCGTGTCGTTGACATAGCCGCCTGTTTTGCGGATTGCCGGAAGCACTTCCGCCGTTACCCAGCGCTTGAACTCTTTGGCTTTTGGGAGTTTGCTTGAGAGGATAAGGCTGTAAAGACCTGACTCGTTGATGATTATGGGTTTTTGCTCCCTACCGATGGAGTCACGAATCGTTACCCCATCGGTTTTATCTTCATCGTCTACATGGTCGCCGATTGCTTTTCGCGGATTACTATATCCGAGTATCTCGGCGACATCTCTGCCGACAAAATACGGTTTGTCGTTCACACTGACAGCTCTCACACTGCCGAATGCAGGGTTGTTAAAGGTTGATATGTTGTTCATTGTGTAGCTCACGATATCACCGTCAAATATACGGGCATTTATCATACTGTCACCCTTGCAGCGGAGCGCGAAATCTGCGTTGAGATTTTCGTCTGCATTGATAAGAGCTTCGATATTTTCAGCCGCCAGAATAGGTTCTCCACAAGCTATTGTCCCGAGTAGTGGAATCTTTTTCATTTTTGGGAGAGGGATGATGTTGTCAGGAGTGCCATATTCGACTTCTCCAGTTATAAATGTCAAAGGGCTTAACTTGAGAATTTTGCTGAGAAGCGCAATTTTATCTCGCTTCATGTTCTCGATATCTCCATTTTCCCACTTTCTAACGGTGCTTTTACCTACGCCGACATAATCTCCTACTTCTTCAAGAGTCAAGCCAAGTTCTTGACGTCGAGTGCGCATTATATCTCCTATATTCATTTATGGTCTCTCCTTTCGTATCAAATAATACCATAACTGTTTCTAAAAAGCAACACTAATTTTCAAAAAAATCTTGAAAAGTGTCTTTTAGGGGTTGGCAGTCGGCAAAACGAGTGATAATATAAAGGTGTCCTAAAAGGCACGAAACAATGAAAGGAGGTGCAGGCAATGAACGAAATGGAACTCAGAGGCGAGATGGTCAAGCGTGGATATACAGCCGCCAAATTGGCGGAATCTATTGGTATAGGCGAAAAAGCTATGTCAAATAAGCTCACAGGAAAAAGCGACTTTAAGCAGTCAGAAATCAAGAAGATTTGTTCGGTGCTTAACCTTGACAATGACCAGATAATTGCTATTTTTTTTGCCGCGTAAGTGTCATAAAAGACACAAAATGGAAACTGAGGTTAAACATGGAAAGGAGATGAAAAAATGAAAAAGTTTGAGACCGCAGAGAAACTTCTGAACGAGCAGCTGCAACTACTCGCCCAGAAGTCGAAAGAGTGTAGGCTTGAAGATTTAGCGGACATAACGCTCGCTATGGTGAGAGTTTTTGAAAGTTTGTGTTACCACTCCTGAAAGCCTACAACGGAATTATAACATACGAAAATAAATAAAACAACTGCATGTCGTATACATACGAGAACAGCCCGATGTAGAAGATGGAGAGATAGCTGCCGTTCTGATTGGCGAAGAAGCAACATTAAAAAGAGTTTACAAATATCCTTCAAAAGTCGTTCTCAGACCCGAGAACCCACTTTACGATGATATGATATACTCTAAAGAAGAGATGAATGAAGTCCGTATACTCGGAAAGGCAGTTGCTTTTCTGAGCGCGGTCAGATAATAGAAAGGATGTATTAAAATGAAGTGTAAGAAATGCGGAACAGAGCTCGGCAAGAAAGAAAAGTTTTGCCCAAACTGCGGTGCAAGAGCAAAGATGTCAAAAGGCTGGAAGATTGTTCTCGTGGTATTTGTTCTTCTGTTCGTTCTCATCGCCGCAATAGCGATAAGCGGAGATGGCGGCACAGACACACCGACAACGACAGAACCCGAAACCGAATACATTACGCTCGACGAGTTTAACAAGATTAAAAACGGCATGACCTATGAGCAAGTCTGTAAAATCATCGGCTGTGAGGGTAAACTTGTTACGTCTTCCCAGATTGGCGAAAGCACTTCTCAATCCTACGCTTGGTCAAGTAAGGATATGGGCGGCGTGACTTATGGCGCGACTGTCGTGTTTATCGACGGCAAAGTAACGGGCAAGACGCAGGTCGGACTCGACCTTGTCGATGATGTTTCGAGCGCGATAAAAGATTTAAGCTAAATAAAAAAGAACCCCCGGTACGGGAACACCGAGGGCTCAGAGAAGCAACACACAACTTGGCAAAAAGAGTGGATTGATATACTTCATTATATCATCCGCTCCTATTAAATGCAAGCAAAGGAGCGGTATTTTTATGCGATTACCAAACGGATACGGTTCTGTATACAAGCTATCGGGCAAAAATAGGCGCAAGCCGTACATTGCGCGGCGTACAATAGGCTGGGATGATAACGGTAAACAATTATATGCCACAATCGGATACTACCGCACAAAAGCGGAAGCGCTGCAAGCCCTCGCGGCATTTAATGACAATCCGTATGACTTGCAGATGTCAAAAGTCACTTTTGCCGACATATATAAGCGTTGGTGGGATGATACATTTGATGATGACTCAAACCGCTCGACAACGCGAAATTACAGCGCGGCATACAAGCACTGCGAGCCGTTGTATGATATGAAAATGGCGGATATACGCCCGCAGCATATGCAGGATATTATAGACAACTGCGGTGCAGGATATCAAATGCAAAAGCGAATCAGAATACCTGTTTAATCAGCTGTACCGTTGGTGCGTACAGCACGATGCTATCAAAAAAAATTATGCCGACCAGTTGAGCGTTACAAATGATACCGAGTCAAAAACCCGAACGGCATTTACGACAGAGGAAATTGAAAAGCTGTGGGCACAGGTCAATAAAAACAAATATGTGCCACTGATTTTAATGCTGATTTACTCCGGCGTAAGAATTTCCGAGCTTTTAGATTTGAAAAAAGAAGATGTTAACCTTGACGAGCAGTGGTTTAAAGTTCGGAAATCAAAGACGAAAGCCGGAATCAGAATAGTGCCGATTGCGGACAAGGTTCTGCCCTTTTGGCGGCAATTTATGGCAAGCTCAAACTGTCCATATGCCGTCTGCACGGTAAACGGCGAGCATATCAGTTATGACAATTTTCAAAAAATTTATTGGAAACCGCTAATGCGCGAGCTCAACATGGAGCACACGCCACACGAGACCAGGCACACTTTTATATCGCTCATGGTTGCCGCAAATGCAAATCAGACGATTCTCAAAAAAATAGTCGGTCACAAATCGATAATGAATTTGACCGAGAAAGTTTATACGCACGTGGAAATTCAAACGCTGTTGCGCGAAGCAAATTTAATTTGATTTTGTTAGTTGTGTGTTAGTTGTGTGTTAGTTGTAGAGCCGAAAATAACCTGTTTTAGACCGCCTTAAAATTAACACAGTCCTTGAAAACATTGAGTTTCAAGGACTGTAATGTTAT